TCACGGATTTGTCGTCCAATGCGACCAGAATCGATAATGTCATCACGGATTTGTCGTCCAATGCGACCAGAATCGATAATGTCATCGCGGATTTGTCGTCCAATGCGACCAGAATCGATAATGTCATCGCGGATTTGTCGTCCAATGCGACCAGAATCGATAATGTCATCACGGATTTGTCGTCCAATGCGACCAGAATCGATAATGTCATCACGGATTTGTCATCTAATGCGTCCAGAATTGATAATCTCACCACAGATTTGTCGTCCAATGCGACCAGAATCGATAATCTGGAGTCTTCCGATTTAACCATAGGTGGCGTTAAAACGTTCAGTTCAAATCTTCAAGTGGGTACGTCTAATCTTTTTGTGGACACAACGACCAGCAAGATAGGTATAGGCACGGATACCCCCTTGTCCACGCTAGATGTTCGCGGGGATTACGCCATGGGTGGGCACATCATACCGTCGGCGAATGACGTGTATGATATCGGTTCACCCGAATTCAAAATAAGGGATTTGTTCGTTTCGAACAATTCCATGTGGATCGGTGACCGAACAAAGATTGCTTTTGAAAACGGTAAAATGAAGTTTAAACGCCGTAAAGTCGATAAAGTCCCTAAAGTCGTTCGTGAACTCGCGATCGCTAACGTCGAAAATGTCACGAATGAGGCAGATGTTAGAACCGATGCACTCACATACGCACAACAACGATTCCCTAACGACGGTATCACGGCACTCGCAGATTTACAACTTCAACACTGGAAAGCGTACACGAAAAGTATCGATGATACCAAAGAAATTTCGGATATTTTTGTGGATGACGACGAAGATTACGAAGTGCAATCCGCCGCCGATGCATGGAACGAGATTGGGAGTAACATATACTCCACTCACAAAATGACCATCGGTTCAAACGTGGAACCGAGGGCGACTCTCGATGTAAAATCCACGGATGCACTCATCGTACCCACAGGTACGACCGACGAACGTCCAGCCTCGAGTGTCGTGGGTATGCTTAGATACAATTCTACGACTGATTATTTTGAAACGTACACAACGGGTGGATGGACTTCCATCGCGACGCCTCCGAGTATAGTTTCGTTCAGTCCCAACCCAGCCACATACGCCGATGTGACGACTGAGGTCATCACGGTCACCGGTACATTTTTTGATGCTCAGACTAGTGTTCAACTCGAAGGGGCCAACGGAACTTTGTACGATATAACCAATTTTACGTTTGTTGATACTGAGACCATTCGGTTCACAATAGGTACCTTGGTGTCGGGTCAACTCGAAAACAGACCTTATAGGATTGTCGTGACGAATGGGTCTGGACTCACAACTAAGAGTACAACGACACTTGGGTTTGGGAACCCAACTTGGTCGTCCCCGGCGAGTGGGAGTACACAGACTTTCTATACGTCGCAGTCCACTACACTCACATTATCCGCGACGGATTTCCTCGGTGGTTCGTCCGTCAGTTATTCGGTAGTGGGAAGTCTTCCGGGTGGACTCGCACTCTCGGGGAGTAGCATTTCTGGAACGAGTACGGAATCTGGTGGAACCCAGAGTACCGTGACCATCCGAGCGACGGATACAGGGGATACGTCTGCGTATACGGATTTGACGTTTACGATCGAGACTATTGACAGATTATATGAATTCAGTTCACACACGTTCACCAATGCGGGCCAAACGGGTCGAACCGGTCCCACACTCACACAGCTTAGAAGTGCGTACACACCCAGTTGGACCGACAATGTCAATTATTTTACCGTGACGCCGTACACTGGTATTCAACAATGGACTGTACCTCAAACTGGGACGTATCAAATCGATGCGTACGGTGCTACTGGTGGCTATGCTTACCTCTCGGGTACGAGTACAATAGAGTATGGTGGTAGAGGGGCTAGAATCAGGGGTAGATTTAATCTCAACAAAGGTGACTACATTAGAATTCTCGTGGGGCAAATGGGGGTCAATAATCCAAATAGTTCACGCGGCGGAGGAGGTGGTGGTGGTACGTTTGTGTATAACAGTACCACATCAAGACTTTTGATTGCTGCAGGTGGTGGGGGTGGTAGTGGTCAATATGCACGACCAACGAGCGCCGATCCAAATGTCAACTCTATAAATGGTACTGGAGGTAATCGTACTAATCCTGGTGCCGGAGGTACCGATGGTAATGGGGGTGAGGATGGTAGTTATAGTGGTGCTGGTGCGGGATGGTTAGGTAATGGTTTAGACAGCCCAGGTTTTGCAGCCGGAGGTACCCGTTTTTTAAGTGGTGGTTACGGTGGAACTGGTTATAGCGATGGTACTAACAATGGTGTAAATGGTGGTTTCGGTGGTGGCGGTGGTTCTTATTCGGGTGGAGGTGGAGGTGGTGGATACTCGGGTGGAGGTGGTGGTGGGACGAGCGCCAGTGGTTTCGGTGGTGGCGGTGGATCTTACTTCGATAGTTCGGTAACCTTCCAATTTACAGAATTAAATCAAACCGACAACGTTGACGGTAAAGTTATCATAACCTTTGTCTAATATAAAAAAATTGTGCGAATATAATATAAATGGACGAGGAACCCGTTCTTCCAACCCCCGAACAACTGGCTCAAATGGAAGCAGAGCGTCAACGTAAAGAAGACGCCATGAAAAAGCTTCGTGCAGAAAGGGATGCACTCATAAACACGACCGATAAGTATGTCACACCAGATTACCCCATAAATGACGAAAAACGTAAACAGTGGGGTCGTTACCGCCAACACCTCAGGGACCTTCCGGGCATGTCTTCACCCGACCTCGACGAGGACGGAAACCTCATGGGTGTGGAGTGGCCCATACGACCCGATATGGCGAAAAACTTCACGTGAGTGGTAATATTCTCGCAACTGGTGACGTAACAGCATACTCAGATAAAAGAGTAAAAACTGATATATCTAAAATTAAAGATCCACTCAACAAAGTGTGTTCCATAAACGGATACACGTATAAGCGAACAGATACAGATGATGATAAAACACACACGGGTGTTCTCGCACAAGAAGTCATGACCGTGCTTCCAGAGGTCGTACACGGTTCGGAAGACACGAATTACTCTGTTTCATATGGGAACATGGTGAGTCTTCTCATAGAAGCCATAAAAGAGCTTAAACTAGAAATCGATGAATTAAAGAAGTCGAAATGAACATCATAGATGTGTTTGGGTTCGCGAGTTCGATACTCATAACCATCATGTTTATTCCGGAAGTCATACACGTTTATAAAAATCACGACGCGAAGGCAATAAATTACTCTTTTTTACACCTAAATCTTCTCGCGAGTGTGTTTGCACTCGTGTATTCCATACATTACGAGGTAGTACCCATGACCATCACAAATGTGGCGGCGGGTTTATTCTCATTAGTGATGTATCATTTTAAATATACAAAAGAGCTTAAAGAAAAGGAAAGTAATACTAATGAAGTGGGGGTTTGAACCCCTCTTCAACCCAAGCTCTCATAGTGTAGTGGTCATCACTTTGGACTTTGAATAATATTGAAGCAAATCCAACAACCCTGTTTCGAATACAGGTGGGAGCTTTATCCGGCCTTAGCTCAGATGGAAGAGCAATGGATTGTAGTGGTATGAAATGAATCCTCCATGGGTCACCCGTTCGAATCGGGTAGGCCGGACCCATTCCGTCTTAACTCAATCGGAAGAGTGTGGGGCTGTTAACCTCAAAGTACGGGGATCGAAACCCCGAGACGGAGTTATTAATTCAAAAAGGCACCAATAGCTCAGGGGTAGAGCGCGCGTTTAGTAAGCGCGAGGCCAGGAGTTCAAATCTCCTTTGGTGCAAACGGGATGACGCAGAGGTTTAGCGTGTCGGGCCCATAAAACACACGTGTTTTATCAGGTCACCCGGAAGTCGGATGTTCGAATCATCCTCCCGTTAATTTTTAGAATCTCTCCAGATTGTAAAAATTATACCTTTCTTTTCAACTGAAACACGTGTTCGACGACGATACTCGCACCCATGAACGTCAAAATCGCGTTATCGTATTGAAATCCGTACGCCACGAGCACGAAACCCCAGATAAACGCCAACAGATCCGTCACAGGTGCCGCCATGTAACTACAGTTCGACTCGGTTGGTAACGATGCCTCCATGATTTGATAATATGCATACCCAGCGATGGTAGATAACATCAGAGCAATGGTATGTTTATTCATGTGATAACCCCACATAAAAAAATAACCTCAATATATATAAAATGTCTGGTGGTATTGCCCAACTCGTCGCCGTCGGTGCCCAAGATGCGCATCTCGTCGGTCAACCCGAAGTCAGCTTCTTCCGCTCTAACTATCGTCGTCACACGAACTTCGCCCAAACTGTGGAGCGCCAAGTGCTCCAGGGCACCCCAACTGCGGGTGGTATCTCCACCGTTCGTTTCGAACGCAAGGGTGATCTCCTCGGTTACTGCTACATCACGCAACGTACCCCAGCTGCGCTCACCAAGGCGCAATGGGCGAGCCGAATCAAGAAGGTCGAACTCTTGATTGGTGGTCAAGTCATTGATGATCAAACATCGCATTTCTCCCAGTACATCGCACCAACTATCATGGCTCAAAACACAAGCAAGGGTCCAGACCGCTCTTCTACGAGCACCACTCGATTCTATCCACTTCGCTTCTCTTTCTGTGAAAACTGGCAATCCGCGATCCCATTGATCGCACTCCAGTACCACGACGTGGAATTGCGTATCACGTGGAACACGCCAGCGGCGAATGATTATGAAGTGCACGCACAGTACATCTACTTGGATACCGATGAACGCACCACTTTGGCGTCGCTCCCACAAAACATGGTGATCACCCAAACCCAAAAGTCTATCGCATCCGGTAGTGCTATACAAGAACTTAACTTCAATCACCCAATCAAGCTCTTGGCGTCGTCCAATGTGTTTGATGCCACAGCTTTGGGTATTGCCACGGGTAGCATTAAGCTCCAAATTAACGGTACGGATGTCACGGATTCCAAGCCAACTGTGCCACACTACACGGAAACGTCTCTGTACTATCACACCACGGCTTCGTCCATCGAAGGTGATGCGGGTAACTACTTCTTGTACCCATTCTGCCTCGAAACATCCAAGTTGCAACCAACCGGTTCTCTTAACTTCAGCCGATTGGATTCCGCGCGCCTCGTGTCTACCGGTGGTTCTTTCACCGCGGGACAAGACGTGTATGCCGTGAACTACAACATCCTCCGCATCGAGAATGGTATGGGTGGTTTGATGTACTCGAACTAAATTTATTTACACGTTAATAACAAATGCTGTGGAAGTATTTGTTTCTTCTAGGATTTGTATTCGTACTCACGTACGATCCAAAATCCAGGACGCTCGAAAATTTCATCGCACCGAATGCCCCATGTAAAGAGGGACATTATCAGGAGGTGCAATTTGCAGAAAAAGGTTACCCATGCCCACAAAACAAACAAACACATATGGGCGCAATTATATCTACTTAAAAAGATTCAACGTTTCTATTACATAAATATGTTGTCCTTCGACCGAGAGACTCTCACGATCGTGGCCATCGTGGCGTGCATCGCCGCGACTGTGTACATCTATAAGGAATTCTCCAAAGCCAAAGATGATATCGAAGGTATCAAAGGTTTCTGTAATAAACTCGTTCAAGCGCACACCCCACCCCAACCCCGTCCAACGACCTCTAAGACCATTGCCGTAGAGGAAGACGACGAGGATGATGAACCAACTTCCGTAAACGCCGAGTCGGAGGAAAATTAACATCTCCGGAAATTATAACTTGCGACCAGCGCAATGAAAAAATACAAAGCCATCGCGATACCGGTAACATTTACGGGAGATAAACCAAGGTTCCTCACAGTGAGAGATAAGCGCTTCAAAGATTGGATATTTGTCACGGGAGGGTGTAGACGACGAGAGATTTTTAATCCCATTCGTTGTGCTCTCCGTGAACTCGAAGAAGAGACGCGTGGGGTCGTGTCTCTTAAAAGAGGTGAATATACAGAATTTAAATTTACAGTCAAAGAGAGTCCCACAGTGGACCTCGAATATAATGTTTTCGTATTCTTTGTGAATTACACTAAACCGGAACAATCCGAGCTCGTTAGGAAATTCAACGAAGAGAAACAAAAAATGATGATTAAAAAAATACAAAAGCAACCGATCAAGCGCACACACGATGAAAACGATTTCATGGCTTTCGAAACACTTCAGGAGTTTCGGTCAAAGAAACAGTGGGATAGGATCACCAAAAATATCCTAGAAAACCCGGAATTCTATGCGTGTGTGACTTCTTTGGATAGAAAATCCTTTGCTATAAAATAATGAAGTCCAAGAGTTACATTCTTATGCAAATCAAGGACTTGCTTTTAAATAGACGTGATTACAGCGAACGCAGGGCATCTGCATACATCGAAGATGTCAAAGAAAAAACAGTCTACGAACTCTTAACCTTGAAAAAGGAACTCAATGAATCAGAGGAACTGTATCCAGACGTGTCTCTCATGCGTACCATCAGACACGGCATAGAAGATGAAGATGATTAAAAAAATGAATAGATGTATTGGTAAGTAAGGATGTTCAGAAACTGGTGCAAGAGCAATGGTTTCTGCAAAGCTACCAATCTATCACATGTGCTCATGGACGGTGGTGTCCTATCCGTGCCTTTTGATAGATTGAATGACTTTTATGAAAAGTACGTGGAGTGTATAAACTCGGGCGAAAAGCTCTTCGTGGTCGAACAAAAGACCGTGGACGCGTACAACTTTTTCGTGGACCTCGATTACAAGGATGACGACGCGATGACTATGGAAGAAGTCGAGCGCGTGTGTCGTGTCATTTGTGATAAAGTGTCTAAATACGGTGGAAAGGACGCCCTCGTCTCCGTCGCAAAACCAAAACCTGTGGGTGATCTCATGAAAACAGGTGTTCACATCAATTGGCCCGATTTTCCAGTCAATAGATCATCAGCCATCGCACTCCGTCAACACATCATCTCGACGCTCACACTCGTGTATGGTTCCAAAGATTGGGAAAACATCGTGGACTTGTCTGTCTATGGAAGCAGTGAAAGGAATACAAAAGGAAGTGGTTTCAGAATGCCCTGGTCACACAAGAAGGGTAAACACGAGGCGTGTAATGGTACCGGGTGTTCGGAGTGTGACAAAGGAAAGGAAACACAGGGTGAGTATCTACCCGTATTCATCTATAAACATGGTCCACTCGCTATGTTTCAACGTGTTTCTCCGGAACCGAGTGTGAAACTCATGCACATGGCGACACTCAGGACACAAAACACGGAACCAAGAATCATCGAAGGGTCCAGAAAAGTCGAAGGGTCGTTCACAGCCGCACAGACCAAAAATGAGTTCACGGATCCGGAGACGTTAGCGCTTCTCGAAACGTTCATCCGCAAAAACATGGATGGGCAAGCGAGTGCGCGAGTCACGAAGATATACAAAGAAAAGAACAGTTACCTCGTCGCGACCACGTCAAGGTACTGCGAAAACACAAAAAGACAACACGGGTCAAATCACGTGTGGTTTCATATTTTAGGGGACACGGTGTGTCAAAAGTGTTTTTGTAGGTGTGAAACCATTCGTGGGCGTCACTACGGATTCTGTAAAGACTTTTCAGGGCGCAGACACCAACTTCCAGAAAACATCGTGGAAAAGCTCAATGTCACCAAATACAAACCCATCCCTAAGAAGAAAGTTGAACCGAAACCAGACAATGACATAAAAAGTGATCTCAAAGGGTACATCCAGAGACACATACTCAAGGATGTAGAATTTGACATCACGGATATCAAGAAACAAAAGGGTATCAAGAAGAGAACCATACACACGAATCACGTGTGTACCACGTGTTCCCAAACAGTGTCGTTCAACACAGACAGGGCAACGATAAAACAGGTGTGTGCGTGTACCACCCGCGCACACTTACTTATAGATAAAATAGCAAGTAAGTTATAGATGCTAGCAGTTGTATTCCTCATCGCAGTCATTTACATGTCCTCAAAGCTCATTAAAAAGGGTGTGGAGCTAGACACACTCGATTCTCTCATACGCGAAACACACAAGTATTCAGGACTCAATGAAGTTCTGTACCGTGAATTCCTCGCCAACATAAACATGGCGAGGGAGTACAAGGGACACGACGATATCTCCAGAAAACTCCTCGAACGCGCCATCAAAAACATGGAAGAACTCGCACTCTACGGCCCTTCTTCCGATTCTACGCTCATAGAAGAAATAGACGACCTTCTCGTGCGCATAACGCTCGAATTTGAGCTTTTATACAGAAGAACTTAAAGATTACACACGTTTTAAACAAAAATGGCTACCAGAACACGCTCAGGACGAGTTTCTAAACCACCGGAACGTCTCGAAATCTTTGAAGAAGTCGAAGACGATTACACGGATGACGATGAAGACTACGAGGATGACGAATCCGAATTTTATTCCGAATCAGACGATGAATCTGAAGACGATGATGACGATGAAGATGCCGATGAAAACGGTAACTTAGCTGGATTCATCGTGGATGACGACGAGGATGAAGACGAAGATGAGGAATAATCTACTTAAAAAAATCATCCGCCATTTTATAAAATGGAGAGCGATATAGGTAATCCCATTGAATACACTCCAGATATCATGGATAAACAAGAAACGTCTTCACTCAGAGACGTCATGGATGAACCACCACAAGAGGAGCAGTCCATGTATTACTACGCACCTCCACCTCCACCACCTCCTTCGCCGTACCAAATGCATCCCGAAAAGATAGATCTATTCGGTAACCTCGACAAGACTGCCTACATCGTCATCTTCGTCGCCTTCATTCTGGGATTCTTCATGGGGAAAACCATGCAACCAGTCATCCTTCGTCCAGGTTGAGAATCCCT